TGAATGAAACTCTATCTGTACTTGGAGTTCCATGGTAGTAATTGACTTCACCATAGGGGCTTGGGAAATCAGGGTGAAACTCACCAAGTGTGGTTTGACGCTTAAGTAACGCCCAAGCCGCTTCCATTGGCTTCATCATTCCACCTCAAAAGTTCCTGTACACCGGTACAGGGGTTGTACCATGCCCAAGTGCAGCCAACGCTGCCATTCTATGACGCCCATCATGCCCCACAGGACTGTCTGTGAACTCCCAATCGGCTCTTGGCATCACAAATCGCATGTCTTCCCCACCCATGGCCCTTCTCATGAGATTGACATAATGCTCGTAGTTACCCATATCATCTGTTCCTGTTTCTTGAAGGAAATCGTTTGGAGTCATGTGAACAACCTCAGCATCTCTTTCAAGTTCTGCTTCATGTGGTATTTCTCTTTCTTCAGGACCAAAAGACGCTCCTTCGGCTATGAATGCACCCGGAAGACCACCGTGAAGATTTTTGTCTTGTGTCCAATCTTCATCACCTTGAGTTACGAACTTGATGCCGGGGATGCCTGTGTCATACACAGGGGCTTTGAGAAAAGCCCAAGCAGCATCCATCGGCAACATCATTCCACCTCTATAACAATCTGAATCTTCATTTCATTGGACCCATTTTTCGTGAAGGGTGCAATGTTGAATCGTGCCACCGGAAGGAAGTCGTCGGTGTCGCGCATCTGCACGTACACTTCGCGCAGCGACTCGCTGAACGATTCGTCAAAGGGCACGGTTGCTTCAATTAGGACTGAAGAATCGTCAACGATGGTTACCGCAGGTACGAGCGTGATGGCGGGTCGGCCTGCTGAACCGTCGTCACTCGTTGCGGGCGTACCATCAAAGCCGAGCGTCACCTCGTTGATGTTCGCCGCCACCGTCTCAATCAGCAGACGGCGCAGGTGGTTGGAGACAGGCATCACACTTCCTCCGTCGGTCCCTTGGTCATGCCGATGGACAAACCGTTGCCACCAATTTTACCACGTGTACGGGTGCCTTTAACGCCGCCGATGAGGATAGCCGTGTTGTTCACCCTTCGACTCGTAATTGTTGTCGTCACGATGAGGTCCACTTCACCAAAGAACGACAGGTTGTGACCTACGCGCTGCACGTACGTCGAAGGACTCTCGTTGTTGCTCATGACTGTCGAGGACTCTCCGATGCCCTGCAACACTCCCTCAAGACCCGTTTCAATGTTCAGCAGCGTCAGGTCGCTTGTGGCCTCAAGCGGGTGATGGATGACTTCGGTGATGACCTTGTTATCCCCACCGTACTTGATGACCATGCCGGGGCGCATGTACGTGAGGTCGAGGTGTCCCGAAGACGTGATGGCACCCTTGCTCAAGGCCTGACCCTTGAGGATTTGACGCGCCACGCGCCGTGCCGCGTTCGTAGTGCGCACCGTATGGTCAATGACAGGTGAGGGGCTTTCGCGCACTTCCTCAGCCTGACTTTCAGCATCACTCACGGTGACAATCACCAAGTCGTTCAGGGCCAACGGTAGGCCCTGCACCGTCACGGAGTTGTCCGAGTTATCCACAGGTGATTCGCTTTGCGTACCGGTGCGCAGGTTCTCGTCAATGCTGACGTTGCTCTCACTAAACGACACGGGCACGTACAACAGGTTGCCGAACCGGTCAAGCAGGATGATGCGGCTATCGTGCCGCCCAAGGAAGCGCAGCGCGGTCATGAGGTTCGTGTTGGTGAAGTCTTGACCGACGAAGCGTGTGCTATGGTTGCGGTACGATGCGGTCAGGTTGCGCGGTCGGGACAGGCCGATGCTTGTCGTACCGTTGGTCGCGCTCTCCGCGAGTCTGATGGCGAGGTCGCTTGTGCGCAGACCTACGCCGATGGGCTGCCCAAGCCGTACCGAATCGCCGGTAAAACCAATGCCATTTAACGTGCGACCTTTCATGTTGCGGAGCGAAAAAAGCACCCCGTTGCTTGAGGTTGAAATACCATCTCCAATGAGTCGCTGCGAAAAATCAGACCCATTAAACATCAGCATGGGCTTGTTGGTGTCGGAGAGTACATCAGAACCAAAGAACGGCGAGCCTGCGAACGTGTGACCGGCTGCACTCTTGTGCGTCAGTTGGACGGTTGACTCCCCCTCCACGACCGTGTACTCACGCTCGGGCATGACTTGCAACGTGCGCGTCATGTTCTGCTCAACGGTGACCTTGGGCTTGCCGCTCTTTTGCACGCTAAGTCGCCCATAGTGAATGGCGTTGTCCACGAACACAGGCTTGCGTACGTGAGTCATGATGGCATCAGGCTCACCATCATACCGTGTGCCCTGAATTACGGTCATGGGTTAGTCGCCTCGGCAAACGGTACAGTATCAGCCCACCTACCCGAGTCGGTAAGTTCGTAGGTGTACCCCTTTCCTTCAGGTAACCCGTAGTACCGTGCTATTGATGCGGGCGTCTGATGAGAGTAGGAGTCCATAGGAGAGAGTCGTACAAGTTGTTCTCTCGGAAGTTGACTGAGAACCATTGCCTCATTCAGCCCTTCAGGTGCTTGATGCCTTCCACGAAACATGAACTCAAGTTTTCTTGGGTCACCTCGATAACCAACCCAAGGGTCAGCGGGACTACCTCTTTCCGTTGCTACACGTTTCATATCGTACGCATTTGGTAAAGTCCACCACGTACCATCCTCTTCAGTAGGAATGCGTTTAATGCCCCTACGATTTTCAGCCTGAGATAACTCAAACAATTCGTTGTGTTCGCTTTGTGGAAGTGGCTTAACACCTTCACCCATCACTTGCACAAGTCTTTCAGGACTCAATCTGCGAATCAATGTCATTTCACCATGTGGTGAAGGAAACTTCGGGTGATGTTCTCCGAGTGTGGTTTGACGTGTTTTACGCGCCATTTCTTCTTCGGTTATACCGGTACCCGGACCCCGTGTAGTCGTGGCTTTCACGATGTAATACCACGCAGCATCCATTGGACTCATTTTCACCACTTCACTTTGTCAGCCCAATACGCCGCACTCAACTTGCCCCGCTTGATGTTCTTGGCGTGGCGAGCCTTGAACGATTCACGACGCTTGCGGTATGAATCAGACTCGCCTTGCTTCTTCGGAGAGCCGGACACGCCCTGCTGACCGAAGCGAATGGTCTTGACCTTCCCGCCTTCACGGGCCACGACGACGTGGCTCTTCTTCGGATGGTTGGGCGTGCGCTTGGGCTTGTTGAAGCCGCTCACACCCGCGCGAGCAAGCCGTGGGTCACGCTCGGCTTTCTGCATGTCAAGCGGTGAGCCGCACGTTTGACACGCACCTGCGGTCGCGGGAGTCTGAGCCAAGCAGTTCGGGTTAGTACAAGTCGCCATACCGGGTTGTACACCAACCATTCGACGCTTTACGAGTACATCGCTCTTCTCGACCTTCTCTTCCTTCTTGGGCTTACCAAGGGCAATGACCACGACCATGCCTTTCTTTGCCTTCTCTTCCTTCTCGGCTTTTTGAACGCCCACCGGCATTCGGCTACGCAGGTCGTTCACCATGTTTGCGTACGCGGGGTTCCCGTATTCAAACAATTTCATCTGATTTGGGTCTTGTTGAATGGAAGACAAGAATTGCAACGTGTCACGGGCTTGCATGTAATCTGTCATACCGCCCTGCCATGCGCGGTCAGACAAATCTCCTTCCCACACGTCCAACATGGGTCGGTAGTCCTTTACTCGCTGAGCCAATTCAGCAAGTTCGTCTTTGTCCACATTACCGAATTGGTTTCGTAGGTTTATAGCGTAATTTGGTTCAAACTCGCCACGTTGGAAGTCAATGGGTACGGCACGATGACCACGGAACGAGCGGAAAGCAGGGTCAAACACTCTCACTTGTCCATCTTGCAGTCCCACGTTGGGACCTTTAGCGTCTGAAAGACTCAAAAATTGCATCAATGGGTCAGAAAGAATTGATTCCACTTCTTGTTCATGTCCGTGAAAATTGTTCCTACCCGGCCCGAACACCTTCTCCATTTGTCGTTGTTCAACCGCTCCGCGCACAGGCGTTTCAGGCACAATGGGGAGGTTCATGTCAGCAAGTGCTTGAGAAAGCGCAAGCGTAGCAAAACGGTTTGGTGAGTGAGATGAGTCATGTGGCACCTTCCGTACAGGTTGAGACTTGTCGTCGGGAATAGTAGCGGTGCGATAGAAACCTGAAGTCGTGCGGGCCTTGACAATTGTTGGTTTCCCTCCAACACCTTGCTTCTTTGCTCGCTTCCTCTTGGTGGCTGCCTGCTTTTCACCCTCGCTCATCGAGCCTGATGTACGGGG